TTTCTCCTAGTTGATGTGTTTTAATATTAATATCTGTTCCTTATTTATAACGAATTTATACGCCAATTAAGAAATACTTCTAACTTCGCCAACATAATCTTCAGCGAAATAATCTCCTGCATAATTCTGAGCGATAATTTGACCGCTTTCGCCCCAAGCTATTTCTTCTGTCTGTGCACCAGTGAATAATAATACACTTGCATCATCGAATTCATAAGCATCTGTTCTTACAGTATCAGATTCTTTTGCTACTGCTTGAGACCAATCAACAGATTCTGTTTTGACAAGATTTGGTTGTTTTGAAACAACCTCAGACCAATCAATACTTTCTGTTTTATTTAGTTCTACAACTCGTGTAACAGTTTCTGACCAGTCAACAGAATCTACTGGCTCACGAAGAATAACGAGTAAAAGGTCAACTAATTCAGACCAATCAACCGAATCGGTGATAGCAGGTAAATGTACGTCTTTCGCAACAGCTTCTGACCAGTCAACGCTTTCAGTCTTAGCCATTGTAACATCAAATTTATTAATCTGATCATCCACATCTGGGCTCTCAACTTTACCAAGATGAGGGAATAACAATATAGTATCAGTTGATGCACCTGTTCTCTGATCAGCCCAATCTACTGAATCTGTAATTGCTGGTTTGTGGAAGAATAATACTGGTACATCCTGAACGAGTGGATTCTCAATTTCAGCAAACAGACGGAATACGATAACATCAGGAAGTGCGTTAAAGTTTTCGCCCATGTTTACTGTTTGCAATATCTGCAAATCAGTCCAAGCTATCATACCTGCAGGGTGTGCAATACGATCTAGTAATTCACCCCATTGTGTTTTTGGTCTAGAAGTTCTTACCTGATATGCAAAGTTTTGATAGACTGCGTTGTCTTGAATTTTGTTTGCATCAGACAAGAAACCACGAGAGTTTTTAAATGCTCCAGGAAATGTATGAGAGAAACCTGTGTTACAAGTAATTGTTGCCGTTTCATTTGTTTCAGATCTAAGAACGAAATCAAAAGTAGATCTTTGGAAACCTGTACCAGTTGATATAACTTCAAGCACAGATGGATACTTATTTGCATCTAGAGTTTTTATTCGTACCAGTGCGTTGTTATCAATACCTGTGATTGTATAATCTTGTGCAAAGTAATCTATTGCATATACACCAAGAATATCACCAGTTTCTGAAACTTTAAATGTTTCACCTATAACAAACCCACCATTTGTAGTGCCTGAGTTTGTTTTAAGTGCGACACTATTAAGCACACGTGTGAGGAATGCAGTCTTATTATCAATAACATCACCAAGACCTTCAAGACCAATCCAAGATCTTACTGCATCGGTATTAAGAATTAAAGTTGGTACGTGATTATATCCAACACCCTGTACGTTGTTAACAAATACTGTATTAGATAATGAGCCATTCGTCAACCTTGTATCAATAACTGCTGTGGTTGTAATAGTATCTGCTGCATTTGGTTGAATGATAACAGCAGGGTTTGCAGAATAACCTGCACCAGCATTGGTAATAGTTACTGAGAAAATTTTACCGTTTGTGATTGTAGCAACTTTAAATGTAAGTGCAGCTGCTCCACCGCCACCTAAAAGTGAGTCTGGTATTGTAATCGTTTCATCTGGTGCATAATTATCTCCAACTGTATCAACTGTAATACTTGCTGCACCAGAGGAGTTTACAACTACTGTAAATTGTGCACCTGAACCATTTCCGTTTGTAGAAAAGCCTGTATCAATATCATATGTTCCTGCAGTTCTTAGTGCATCTGCTGCACCGATAGTTCCTACAGTTGCAATCCTACCACCAATAACAGCTGTCAATTCACCCTCAACACCCTGTCCAGGAATTATCGTGCCTCCAGGAAGGTCAAGAGTCATCTCATATGCAGTTGGTGCAGTATAAGCAATTTCTTTAACACGAGTTACAGATGTATTAATTACTTTCCTTGCTGTAATAGATGCTGTCGATTCGTAATAGTGAACATCGACACGTTTACCTCTAAGACTTAGAGGATCTGGTTGTGGAGATATTTCAGTATTTGCATATGCTTTGATTGTTAATTCTTTTTGGAAGATACCATCAGAAGGTCTTAATATAAATTCTGATGGAAGGAATACCTCAACATCTTCATTGAACAACATTTTAAAGAATTGTTCAACACCTTTTCTTGAACCCTTTGATTCGAAAAAGTCTCTGACGTGTTTAATAAGGAGTCTTGAATCAACCTCAGCAGAAGCTGGAAAGTCAATTGCATATTGCTCTAATAATGGTTGTAAGAAATCATCTGTGGCTTCTATATTGTGATCAAGATTTAATTTGTCGATTAACTCTTGAAGAAGATGATTTGGAGCGTGTTTCGTTTGACCGTCTACAAGATTTAATGCACCCAACTCAGTTGGTCCAAGATCCATATATCTAAAGTAATCTTTTATAAACCTTGCAAAGTTAGGGTAATCTGTGTGAATATAATCTGGTATTTGAGAGTCGATAAGATACGACATATTGTCGTGAAAATACGCAGGTTGTTTAGCAAGTGTATTTAAAACTGGTGTAAGGATTGCACCATTACCACCGCCAGTTAGTTGAGCGATAGTAAATGTCATATCAGTGGCATTGTTTACACCACCAATAGAGATATCTGTTATTGTAACAGTTTCTCCTTCGCAATATTTAGATCCTGTGGTTGTAACAGTAACAGAAGTTACTGCACCATTTGAATCTACAACGACAGTTGCAAGTGCACCTGTTCCAGATTTTGAAGATACAATTGGAATCCCAGTATATGTTCCAGCATCTCTTCTAGTATCTGCAACAGTTGTGCTTGTAAGAGATGAAGTTCCAAGACCAATACCAGAACGAATTATAACTTCAGGTGTAGTACCATAACCATCACCCTCATTAGTTATTGTAACTCCTGCAATTGAACCGTTTTGAATATCTAAAGTAGCAACTGCTTGAATCTGATCAGACTCAGGACTTCCAGAGGGTGCAGATATAAAGAGTTCTGTTTCTCCTGCAATTGAGGAATAATTATTACCTGCATTGGTAATAGCAATCGATTCTATAAACCTTTTAAATCTTGGTGCAGATCTAGCCATTATTATCTATCCGTTATTCTTGCTTCTAATTTTACGGTGGTTCCTGCTCTTATATTGTTTGGGATATCAGGTGTTGAGTTGTCTTGAGACAAAATATAGTTTTTAGAGGGTTGTGGTACAACTGCGGAACCATTTTCATTTATTTGTGTTGTTCTAAGTAAGATATCTGTTTTAATATCTTTTTGACTTTCATGCGGTTGACAAGTTACACTCAATGTAGAGTGAGAACCAGATATCGCTTGAATATTAAGTGCATTGAATTCTATTTTACCTGTATCATAATCAATAGTTCCTGCGTTTGCATCCACAACAACATTTTTATCTGATGTTTTAAGTACGATTGTTCCTTTACCATTATATGCTGGTGCAACGACATTAGAGTCAGGAACATCTGCAGCATAAACAGAGTAAGTTGCTTGGTCAATTTTAGCACTAAAGAATCCACTTGAAACTGAAAGTGGTTGAACCTTATTATTGAATGGTAATGTATATTTAACGATTGTATTTAAAGATGGTGTTACTCTTTTTTGTAATCTTAGTTCTAAATTAACGGCAATGAAAGAGTTTGATAAATTAACAATCCTAGATGAAAGGACAGAATAATAAAAGTTCCTATCCAATGCGTTTAGTTGTGTATCAAAATAGCTAGTGATTTCATTATTTACAAGAGTTGTTAGTGCACCCTCTGTTAATGTAGTTTTCTTAGAGTCATATGTAACACCAACATTCAATCCTATGAAAGTAAATTCTGGGTCTACAAACTCAGCTGTAATAGAAACTGGTTGTCTTGGTGCAATAGTTTCTCTTAGCAGAGTATCTTTATCATCTTGTGTAATTACCAATCCAGGTTTTGCTTGCAGTGAAATAAACACCTTACCATAAATTGGTGGGTCATTATCCTCACCACCCCAGACAGCAACTGATTTTACGTTTGGGTTTGAAGAAAGAATAAGTGCTTGATAATCATTACTCGTTACCGCTCTATTTTTCGTGGCGTTAAATCTGGGTGCATTGAAACGAATGCTGTCTACAGTTTCTTGTTCTGCACCACCAGATGACTGAGTTACAAGACTTACAGAAACTGTTTCACCACTTCCAATAAATACGCTAGGCGGTGTAAATGATTTTATACCGTTTGCTGCTGGACCACCTGCTGCAATGTAATTAAGACGAACAATATTACCTGCTGTTAATTTTCTACCAATAACACCATCACCGAATCTTACTTCATAAAATCCATTTAATGCTTCTTCTATAAAAAATATGTTTGAAGTTGATGTAACATTTAAAATATTATCTGCAAAATTAAATGTTGTGCTTGTACTATCACTTATACTTTCTTGAACAGAAACAGTAACTGTTGTTGTATCAACATTAGGATTAGCCATTAAGACTGGTCCAGATAAAGAAGTTGCGTCTATGATTTCTGAATTATCAACTCTAACTCCTTCTACGAGTCTTACATCTGTAAAATAAAATCCGTCTACACCATTTACTTGTGTTTTGTTTACTGTATAATCTTTGTCTGGGAAAAACTTAAATGTTTTACCGTTAGAAGAAGCTGTGAATACTCTTTCTTTTGATAATGTAAAAGAACTGCTTGTATATGAAGAAGGTATATTTGTGATTGTAAGATTAATTACAGCAGCCGAAGCACGAGCAGATCTTGCTGTATAACCCATAGTTTTTGCAATAGAAGCAACCGAACTTCTTTTAACTGCAGAGTCTAAGAATGCTTCATTAGTTACCATATGTGCTAACATTGCATTATATTGAGTATTGTATGCTAATAGATCCATCAAAACGGAAAGACCAGACGCTTCAAAGTCGTAATCAGAATATTGCGACTGATCAGACAAGAAAGTCTTTAGGTTTGTTTTGATTTGATCAAATTCTAATTCTGTTAATTTTCTTACTGCCATTTTAGACTCTTTTTATTTTCTTATGCGCCAACAGTTACCGTTCCTGCTGCACCTGTTATTGTTCCTGGACACGATACAGTTGCCCCCTGATATGCTAATGGTTTGCCACCAACTAAAACTGTTGTACTTCCAGATGTTACTGTCTGACCAACATGTGGTACACAACTCGAACCAGATAATATTGTGTGTGCTTGTAATTGACTTCCAACGACAGCTGCAGAGACTCCATCAATTGTAACACCAGCTGCAAGTGCAACATTAGTTCCTGATGTATCAATCGGAACTGCTGTTTGGCATCCATGTGCATTTGTTGTTATATCTCCTAAGTGTGCAGCAAATGGCATTATCTTAATCTCTCTAATACGTTTGTGTAGACCTGTGGTTCTTTCACACCGACTACATAAAATTCTATTCTTATTTCGTAATTATCCAAATCAAAATTTGGATTACATTGAACATCAATCAATTCAATTCTTGGTTCGTAATTAGTCAAAGTCGTTTCAATTTCTTTTTGCATAATACTACTTACAAAGTAATCCATTGGTTCAAACAATAGATCGTAAATGCCAGAACCATAGTTCGGTTGAAATGGTTTCTCGCCTTTCCTCGTCAACAAGATATTTTTTAATGCTTGTTTGACGGCATTTACATCTACTTTTTTACCGACATCTTTTGTAAGAAGATTTGGCTTGAATGCCATGTCGATATCTTTGTAGACTCTTTTTGGTGTATTCGTGACTGCCATACCCTTATTTATACACCTTTACTGTAAAAGATACGGTTGAGATGTTTCATATGCAATATCATCCCAAGTTTGTGGTTTATCTTCATCTGCTGGTGTATCAAACCCATCTGCAAGTTCGTCTTTTAGATCTTTAAAAGTCTTGATAAAAGGAGAAGCAATTTTTGCAACAGGATTAATTGGTCTTTCAACAGTTCCTGTTAATGGTTTACCCATCTCAATCAACTCACCATATCTCGCTTGAATATTTGGAATGATAGTACAAAGTTTATCAATATCATCTCCAAGGTCATTCAATGCATCGAGTAATTCTTCTGGATCTCCAATATCAAGATCGCCATACTTGTCTGCAATACTGCTGACAAGATTTAATTTTTCTTCTGTCTCTGCAACAAGTGAGTTACCTGCATCAATAAAGTCTTGAAACTCTTGTGGTAAAGAAGGTATAAACATCTCAACCAAAGCAAGAGGATCGGTTTCTAATAATGACTTGTATAATTTTAGATCGTTTGCAATTTGTGATGCCATAACAATCTCTGTATATCCAGGAATTGAAGCAATACGTTTAGGGAGTGCTGCAATACCTAGTTCGACCGTATCAATAACTCCATTGATACCGTCTACAAGATCTAATAATTCTTTTGGTGCTCCACAACTCATTTATTCCTCCTAATTTAGTGTAATTGCCACAGCGTTCACATCGAACAGTGTGCCTGCATTGAATACTGTTGATGCAGTATTAAATATTGTTGCTGCATGCGTATAAGTTGCTGCAGCTGATTGTACTGCCAATGCTCCAATTGCTGTCGCGGTTATTGTTGCTTTTGAATCTAAATCAATATTAAGATTTGCTCCAAGATTGATAAATCCTGCTGACAGACCTATCTTACCAGCTGCTCCACCAGCTATGTCAATATTACCTGCTGTTGTAACTGCAAAACCTAAAGTTCCTAACGCTTGTGGTCCAACAACACCAACTGTAAAGTGAGTTTTACCTACACTTCTGACAATATTACCTCTACCAACGTGTAAATTATTATTCATACCAACTTGTGTGGCTCTTGCACCTTTAACTAATAAAGTGTCTGAACCTGCTGGAACATTACCGATAAAAGGAATAGATATAGGTGGTCCAGAAGTTGCACAGTTAATTACTGTGTATCTACTACCGCTAATATTTATTTTCTGATCAGAGATAACATCAAGCATATCGTTACCTTGGACTTTTGCATATCTACCCTTTCTGATAGTAGAGTAAATATTACCTGCATAATCCTCAACAACATCTCCTTTGTCTACCTTAATATTTACATTACCACGTGTTACATTGATTGTAAGGTCGCCTTCAACGTGCAATGTTTTGTTTCCATAAACAATCTCGAAATCATCACCAACAATTTTTTGAACACGTGAACCGTCTGGTTGAAACTCTACAAAAGAACCTGACTTGTGATACGTGTGGATTCTTTCGGCTCCAGGAGTATCGTCAACTTCCATTACATGACCAGATTCGTATTCATGGACATTATTAAATGGATATTTTGTTTTTGATTTTTTTGAACCCTGTGCAAAAGGTTCATCCCATGTTTCTGGTTTTATTTTAGGGAATGGTGCTGGTTCACCTTCTATCTCACTTGGTTGTGCAAAAGGTTGCTCTGTTACTCTCATTCCTCTTTTTGCTTTGAGAGATATATGTTTCTCTGCTGTTTCACCACCACGAGCCAATCTAGAAAGAGAAGATTCGCCAACTCTATTTCTACCTACATCACTATCTAGTGGATAGATTCCATCAGGATCTTGGAATCCTGTTTCGCCGTTACCTTTTACTGAGTCAACACCACCAAGAGATCCCAATATAATTGGAAGTTGATGTTCAGTTGCGTCTGTGAAGAAACCAACAACAGTTGAACCATTTACAAGACCAATATTTGTATTACCAATTCCAGAGATTGCAGCAGAAGATGTGGGTTGTATTGTCATCGCCCATGGCAAATCTTCAGTTGCAAGTATAGATTTATCAGATGTATGAAACCCTAATATTCTGACTCTGTAACGACCTATCTTTTCAGGATCGTTTACATCCTCGACTGTACCAATCCACCATTGAAAATCACCGTAAATCATTAGAAATCTCCCAAGCTATCTTTCATAAGAGTAAGAGTCATACTATGCTGTCCATTTTGAATATCATGACGGACACCTATAATAAGGTAAATACCAGAAATATATGGATCTTCTAGTTCTGTTCTATCAACAGCACCTTGTCCAAGTTCTTTTGTTTGTGGATATACTAATCTAACAAGCAATCCAGTTTCTACATCAGTCTTTCCAGGAACCGTAATTTCCATTGTATTATCTTCTAACTCTGCATCACCATATCTTCTGATCAGTGTATTTCTTATCTGATCAACACCACGACTAAAAGAGGATGCATAAGGGGAAGTTGCCATCGGAGAAAATGCTCTATTTGCCAATGGATTACCTAACACACCTTCAGGGATTGGATTTATATTCGATATGGTTTCAAAGTCATCAAATGTTTCAGAGATATATCTTCTATCATCTTTTGCAATTTCTTTACTCTCTGGTCTTCCATCAAACTTCAATACTGCTAATCTTTTGGTTGTAAAGTCATAAGAGTACATAGAACTTGCAGTATAGCCATCCATCTGAGATTTAATTGTATCTTTGAATGCTGGATAATATATTGATTCTACCTGATTAAAACGACTGCTTATAAAAGGAGAGATATAATTGTATGCCCCACTTCGTTTATCTTCTCTTACTTCTTGAGTTTGATTTTGTTGTATATTGTATTCATCATATACTGCTCGAGTTTTCTTTTGTGCCCTCACTAAACTTTCTGGTGATGCAAAAAAGAATCCACTCTTGTTTTCAAAAAATTTAAAATTGGATTTATTAGACTGTGCACCAACACTTTTGGTGGCTAAATGATTTAAACATTTCATCGGCGACCAATGATTTGCAATAAACTCATAATTTGTTGTGGCGTGTGGTGTTTCTGTAATAAACAGTTCAGAATCTGGTGCGTTTCCAGTTCTGCCTCTTTTAGTCTTTATTTGATCAAATATATCTTGTGCCAACTTATCGGTTGCACCTTTAAATTTAGATGTCAATCTAATAAAGTTATCAGAATATAATTCTGGTGTAATACATTTAAGTGTATAGAATTGTTCACGGTCATTATTGACAAGTCTATTTACAATAGAATATACAACGAAATTTCTATTAAATTTATCTTGGAAAGTGGGAGTTCTAAATTCTATAACAACCGTTTCTTCTCCCAATATAGGTGCAGCTGTGATCAGATTATTACTATCAACAATAGTAATTTCTGCATGCATACCATTCATACTGATATGTTCATAGACAGTAATTTCTACTATGAAGTTTTTTAAGCTGAATTGTGTACCGTCTTTGGTGACAATAAACGCTTCCTCAATTAAGACTGCTCCAGGCTGGGATAAATTTTCTTTACTCATTAATTAACCGCTTAAACTCTGTTATAAAATCTTGAATAAATTTAGGATTGACTACTGAGACATTTTGCCTTGCATCGTTTTCAAATTGCTCATGCTCCATATGAGAAACTTCTTTAATTTCTCCAGATGCAACTTTTGCAGCATTATATTCTACACAAATGAGTGGGTTATCTACAACAATCCAGTGGTGTGTGTTACCACTATTTCCTACACCATATTTTTGATCAACAAGTAATGCTAAGTCTTCTTGACTGAGATACCATTCATTATATGGATCAACAATATTATTAACTAACAAGATTGTCCAAAAGAGTTTTGGGTCATCATATAATATATCGGCTACAATCTCAGGAGTTTGTCCTGCTTCGATTGTATAATCTACTAATAAAAGTTCGTTATTCGCAAACTCGCTCAGTTTTATCTTTCTGAAGATGTCAGTTACTGCAACGACCTTACCGTCAAGAGCATATGCGAAGTTAGGAAAATGTTTAAACATTAGTAACCTTCCTCCTGTACCTGACTTCTTGTCAAGAGTTCTGCTTCTCTAAATGCCATACTCATAGTTATTTCTGAAGGTGCACCACGTGCATCTTTAAAGGTAGTAAATGTACCACCATTACCATAATCAACCGATAAGTCTGTAAGAAAACTAGGTGCAATTTTATTTAAGTATCTGTTTTTTCTATTTTTGTAAACATATTCAATCTCAAACTGAGAAGGGAATGTAAAGAATAATCCACCTAAGTCTTTCTCTGGGTGCATATGTGATTTGAAAAGACTGACGATTTCCATAACATCGCGGAGTTCTCTTTCATTTCTTGGTGCAAACTTATATTCAAATGCAAAACTTCTGAAACCCATTGTTTGGAAAATTTGCTCTTTGTATGGGTTACGAACTGTTCTTGTAGCAGATCTAATTGCACCAGATACGTTTAGATCTCCAAGACCTAACTCTCTTGGTAAGTTACCAGCACTCGCTACTGTACGTGCCAAAACACTACCTAGACCAGAACTTGATGCAGATGCGAGTGCAGCTGATAATCCTTTTGCTGGATCTTTTTCTTTGTTAAATGCTGTTCTCATATTCTCAAAAGTACCCACAACATTAAGTTCTCCAGCCATACCTCCACCCATAAGAGTTCCAATATTTTCAATATTAAACTCAGCACCATATTTTGCTTGTGGTGAGTTAGGAATATAAAGAGATATTGATGAATCTATTTTTCTAGTTTGTCTTGTTTGTGTTGCGCCAGAGTTTTGTATCAATTTTGTAGCACCAGCACCAGCTGCAGCTGCAAACCCAGTTGAAAGAAAATTATTACTACCACCTGCTTTCAATGCACCACCTGCAAGAGTACCAAACAAAGTACCACCTGTTAGTGCAAGAAACTTAGTTCTGTCCTGTTCAATTTTTAATTGAGCTGCTGCATTATCATCCTTATCTTTCCTTGCAGATAAATCTTGAGTTCTTGCTTGTCTTTCTGAGTCGGTTTCAGTTTGATAAATGTAAAAATTGATGGCGTGTGGTTGCTCATCAGAACCGATATCAGCAGGATAACGATAAATTCTATTGCGTCGTTTGACCTTTTTCTTCTCGACTTTGCTATCGTTGTTTTCTGGTGGTGTTTCGTTAGATAATGTCATTCAGTTCTCTAATAAATAGGGTTACTTTTGGTTATTTATAATGCCTTACACAAAGAAATTACATCAAGGTCGCTTTAAACCTAAAAATTCAGCAAAATACGTTGGAGATCCTACAAATATTATTTATAGGTCTTCGTATGAGTTGAAATTTATGAAATGGTGTGACATAAACGACAATATCACTGAATGGGGATCGGAAGAAGTCGCCATTCCATACCGTTCACCTATTGATAATCGCATTCATCGGTATTTTCCCGACTTTTACATGAAAGTCAACAACAAAAAGTACCTGATAGAGATAAAACCCTCAAGATTTACTGAAGAACCTAAGATTCCAAAGCGTAAAACAAAGCGTTTTATTGAAGAAGTCAAACAATATGGTACAAACCTTGCAAAATGGGAGAGTGCAACAGAGTTTTGCACTGATCAGGGCTGGGAATTCAAGATTTTAACGGAAAAAGAATTAGGAATTTCGTATAAATAAGGGTATGGCTAATCCCTTTGAACAAATCAGAGCAAACTCAAACGACCAAACGAAAAGTTTTCAATGGTATCTGAGACAAGTACGTCAATTGGCGTCTAATATTGCAACTCCAGCAGCTGCAATGCGTTCAGACATATTTGAAACAGACCCAAACATTGAAGTCGGGAGTATGTATTTGTATAGGTATGACCCAAAACATAAAGATAAACTTCCATACTATGACACCTTTCCGTTGGTTCTACCATATGAACCAGTGCAAGGTGGATTCTATGGTTTAAATTTACATTACCTTCCATATATGTTAAGAGCAAAACTTCTTGGACAATTAATGGAAACAGCAGACTCTAAAACAATTAGTAAAGACACCAAAATGAGATACAATTGGTCATTGTTAAAAGCTGTAGGAAATGAAATCAAACCTTGTGTAAAAAGATATCTAACAAGTCACATCGTGACACAATATTATAAAGTAAACCCAGAAGATTGGAAGGCAACAATATTTCTTCCAATTGAAAACTTCATGGGTGCAAATAAAGATAAGGTATTCAGAGATTCGAGGCAAATGGTATAATGGCAAATTTCCAACTAAATGATTTCATTACAAAAATACGAGAAGAAGATCTTGCTCGTTCCAGTAGATTTGAGGTGGTGTTTTCAACTCCAGGAAAATCTAATAAAGGTAGAGGTGTTTCGCTTCTTTGTGAAGAAGCTGCAATTCCTGGATTGATTTCATCATTTGTTCCAACGAAGATTGGTAACTGGACAGAATACCGTATTCACGGTTTAGAATTTTTTGGCGACAACGCCACATTTACTTTTTATTGCGACACCGAATGGGGAGTAAGAGAATATTTTGAAGATTGGATTGCAAACGCACAGATAGATCCTATCTCAAAAGAAGTCGGATTCTATGACGACTACACGGCAGATATTGAAATATATACCTTAGATCGTGGAGATAATAGAACTGGAAAATGGTGTCTCAGAGATGCATTTCCAAGATTGATCAACTTAACACCAGTATCACAAGCATCTGATGCACCAGCAAGGGCAACAATAACCTTTGCATATAAGTATTGGACTTCAGATACTATCGAAGAAGGATTTCGTGGTGGCGGTGGGTCACTTGGAAATATTAAGAGATTTATTAATATGTTTAAAAACGATGGAAAAGGTTTTAAAGACCTTTTGAATATTGATTAGGAGTAAATTATGACATTACCACAAATTGATGTGCAGACATTTGATGTCAACATATCATCGCTAGGAAAGAAGTTTAAGTTTAGACCTTTCTTAGTAAAAGAGGAAAAGTTATTAATTATGGCAGCAGAGTCTAGCGACAAAGTTGATATGATTAATGCTGTTCAACAAATTGTAACTAACTGCTCACTCGGTAAAGTGAATGGTGAAACATTACCTATTTTTGATTTGCAAAAAGCATTTTTAGAAATCAGAAGTATGTCAGTGTCTAACATCATTCCTCTTAAATCCAAGTGTGGGCATTGTGACGTTGAAAACGATGTTGTGTTCGATCTTGATGAAGTTAAACTCAAGAAAACAAGAGGACACAGTACACAAGTTAAAATCGGCGACACAATGGTTATAGAAATGAAATATCCAAAAGTACATCAGATTGAAAAACTTTTGGGTGAGAATGCTGAAGAAATATATAATGTAACTGCAGATTGTATAAAAACGATTTATCATGAAGATGAAGTTATAGAGTTTCAAGAAAGTCCTTTAGAGGAAAGACTTGATTTCATCGAAGGTTTCTCAACAAAACATTTTGCAGGAATTAGGAATTTTTATGAAACAATGCCTACATTATTACATAGTATTGATTTTACATGTAAGGCGTGCAAAAAGGACAATACTTTAGTTATTGATGGGTACGAAAATTTTTTCGTCTAAGCCTCTCTCACGAGACCTTGCAAAATTTGTTCAAGACGAACTTTTTATTATTGCAAGAACACAAATATTCATTGACCGAAATAGAGTCAATGGTTCCTTGGGAGAGGGAAGTATACGTTGCTATGTTAATTGAACATCTGAAGAAAAAAGCGGATAAAACAAAACAGAGATAAAAATGGCACAAGAGTTAATGGTTCTAAAACCAGAATTGCAAAAGAGTACAGGGGATAATGTAATAGGATTCCCTGACCTGATCAGTCAGCAAAAACAAGATGCATCTTTTGCACCTATTGCTTTACAGAATGGATTCAAAGCAATGGCTGGAGGAAGCGGTGGTGGAACAAGAAATGCACCAGAAGGTAATGTCACTGCATTATTTGGCGAACTACAAGCTGCATCCGAATTATCTCTTGACGAATTAGCAAAACAAACTGAATTATTAGAAGATATTAAAGATAATACTGATCCAAAAGTTGATACTGCTGGTGGACAAAAACCACCAAAAACTGAAGAACAAATTAAAAAGAAATTAGAGGGTGACGATAAACCGATTGACGAAGAACAAGGTAACAAAATCATCAAACTCTTATCTGAATCAAATGGCTCTGCTGCAAACTTGATGACCTTCATGGGAGCATTGGGTGGCTCAATTGCAGCACAAAATATGACTGGTGATGAATTAGTTGGTGTTATAACAAAATCATTGGCAGGACTTGGTTTGCTCGGCGCAGCTTCAATGTATGGAAAAGGAAGAATGCTGTCTCGTGTCGTGTCACCTCCAACAAATCAAACTGTTCCTGATAAAGAAAACAAAAATAATAATAGACAACGAGGAGGAAATAGACCTCCCACAACAAGAACACCTACTGGTACTGGTGGACCAAGACCTGCACAACTTCCACCACCAAGAACAACCACTCCAGCCACTAGCGTTGCTAGAAATGCAGGAGGAAGAACTCTAACTGGGATTGGAACAAGATTAGCTGCAAGAACTGCAGCAACTGCAGCGAGTGGACCAGCTGCTGCAATTGTAGGTACTATTGCTGGAGCAGCAACTATATATGAATTAGGTGCATTTGGACTAGAGCAGATGGGTTATGGTGATGAAGTAGAAGCATTTGAAACTGGTGTAATGAATCTAATAGGAGTTGAAACAGACGAACAAGAAGCTGAAAAAGATGCTGCAAAAATTGCAATGAACACGAAAAAATTTAATGCTCTTGTTCCTCAAATTATGAATGATGATAGTTTAGACGAGGATCAAAAGAAAAAAGCAATTGCAAAGTTAGAAGAATCATTGATGAACAGTGGTGATGTTGATGCCTTCGGAGATGCAGCTGCTAGGAATGCAGATAGAACATTCGCTAAGTTTGAAAGACAATATGGAGAGGTTGATTTATCTAAAGATTATGCTGCACCGCCACCAATGAGTGCTGATCAGATCGAAGGTAATACTGATCAAGCAAAAATGTCTGAAGCACTTAGTCTACAACCTATTGTTAATGTGCCAGAGCAACCTGCTCCAAATGTAAATGTTCCAACACCACCTACTCCAAATATTAATGTATCAGCAATTCTTCCAAGAGTAAATTTACCCAGAGACCTCTTTCTAACAGGTTCTCAATCAAAACTTCCTAAATTTGTCGTAGAATAAAAAAAGGGCAGATGTTTAGTCTGCCCTTTCTTCTACCTTAACTTACGCAGACCATGATGTGCCACGATATATACCGTGTTTCATCTTGGAACTATTCTGTTTAGGTAAGTTTTTGTAAGATACTCCTCTGTAGACACCAGAGTCGATTGCGACTCCTTTTTCTATTGCTTGAGGAGTGACCTTGATACCGCGATAGTATTCCATAACACTTCTCCCTTAATTTTAGTTAAAAGAAATGCGTTCCTTCGACTTTCGGTCTCGTTCGGCGATCGCCTACTAGCTAACCCACAATGTGGAGGTTTTCAGGTCTACTTCCGTCTATCAGTCACAACACGAGCATGAACAACATTTGCAGCAGTTACATAACGTCATATTTTTCTCCTAATAGATGAACGTGATACAATTATTTATAAGCAAAAAAAAGGGGATCCGAAGATCCCCTTTCTCAGTTAGACTAACTGTTTAGTCGTCTTCAGCCAATTTGGCAAAGTATGACAATGTGTCATCCTCGTCTTCATCGGCATTACTGACAACAGTGGCAGGAGTCGATTTATCAACAAAGATTTGATCTTCAACATCACCAGTTTGTTCAGCTACTTTCTCAGCAGTTGTAACTTTTGCACCACCAGCAAGAACCATATCTAATTTGGTTTTCAACTCTTCATAAGACTTGAAGTTTTTAGGATCTACGATTTCTGCAAGAGAATGCTGAGTACCCCAGAGTTCTTCAATCGCTTCATCAGATTCAGCGACAGGTGTAGGAGTTGACTCAAACTCAGACTTGTCATAGTTTCTATAACCATCAACTTGTCTTGCTTTTAGTTTGAAGTTAACACCTTCCCAGAAATCAAAAGGGTTTACTGGAGTTTCGTCCTCGAACTGAGGTTGCATAACGTCTTTGATTTTATCAAAGATTTTCTTACCGAACTTGTAAAGCATTACCTGTCCTTCGTTTGAAGGATTAGCAGGATCTTTTACAACAAGAACATTTGCATAGTAAGAAAGTCTACGCTTCTGTTTACGAGCCAGATCTTTATTTGCCTCGACACCACTGTTCCACAGTTCGCTGTTCAATTCAGAAACTGGATCCTGTTGGTTAAGAGTTGTGAGGGAGTTTTCGATGTACCACTTACCAGTTGGACCTTGGAACCCATGATTAAACATTCTAACCCATGGAAGTTCCTCGCCTTTTGGGGCAGGTAAAAAACGAAGAACGGCATAACCGTTACCAGCGGAATCTACTGAGAGTTTCCACTCGTTACCATCGTCTTTTTTGTAGTTGGTTTGAGGGGCATCTATTTTTTCGACCTCTTTCATTAGGTTGTCGAAAGAACCTCTTGCTTTACGCAAGTCAGACAGTGTATTAAACGACATATTTTTTCTCCTGTATAGCGTTATATTTACGTTGTATATTTTGTCCTTTATCAGCGGACGAGTTATTTATAAAGATTCTCACCTATATATCTCATTTCGTCTGTTAATTTGACAAATGGTCGATATTTTCTTATGAGCAAATGAATGCCTTCTAAGAAGATATCTGGTGTATTATCGCTCATTTTAAACAATTTGTCAAGCAAAACTAACGTCTCAATTGAAATTTTTTTTCCAAGATATAGACGATATACTAATGCATGTTGTCCTTGATCAGCGACAAACGGATTAGAGATAGATTCTTTTTCCATCTCTAACTTTAACAGTTCGACATCTTGCTCGAACTGATAAACTCTTCTTGCTTTTCGCGACTTCCATTCTTGATAAACTTCTGAAGCACGAGTGTCAAAAATTCCACCCCATTTATCTCCAGAAACAAAGTTAGCTACAAGCAAATCAATAATCTCTTTCTTTTTATAATCACGTGCAAGTTTACGCATTGTTATAATATCTTTCCTTTTCAGGAATGCTTTCTCACTCGCCTTTACACCACCACGTGTTTTTGTAATATCGTATTTTTCGGTTGTAAAGTGGAGTTTGAGAGCAAGATATAATTTGTAAACTTCAAACGGATCCATTACAAAGGCAACTTCCCAGACTTCTCTCCTTTGAGAAGATTAAGGTCAGCTGCTTCAACTGCAATCTTTTCTTTTAAGTTCGCAGTAAGCAATTTTTTAACAGATTCTATTTCCATATTATTGTTTTCACAGAATGCAACAATAGTATCAATATAACCTGACTTAGTTCTCACAGCTTCTTTTTCTATGTGTTGTGAGAAATCAGACGAACTTTTAAATTGTTTGGTGATGAGATATTCATCAGTAACCTCTGATGGGTCTGTATTCATATCATTATCAACTACAACTTTTGGCATCGTATCTCCGTTTCCATTCTCTAATATATTCAATGGCATCTTGACTCCTTTTTATATAGGGTTGATCGCATCGCGTATGTTCGGCTTCTCCTTTCCTATCAAATTCGTATATAATAGGATGATCAAATGCATCAGCTATTTGTTGAATTGAATATGGATTGTTAGATCCGAAATGCGCTTCTTTAATTTTCTTTTCCGCACTAACGAGATTTGCAACTCCCATGGCAACGTCTTCAACCCATGTAAAATCTCTAGTTTTATTACCAGTGCCAAATATCCTGAGACTCTCACCTCGTTCAACTTGGTTTTTAAATGCTCTGATCACAGTACTGTGTTCTCCGTAGTCTGCTTCTCTTGGACCATATACGTTGTAAAAGTACATTAAGTGATATTGCAAATTAAAACTTCTCTGATAAAAATTCAATGTTTCCTCACACATGGCTTTTCCAAAGGTGTAAGGATTTGAGTATGCATCGCTAAAAATATTGCTTGATGATGTTGCAAAATATAATGGACAATTATACCTCAAAGCATACTCGCAGACAACCACTGTTGGGTTTATATTATTTAAAATAGACTCTGCAGGATTATCAAACGACATCCTAATTCTAGGCGTATTGGCTAGATGAACAATAGCGTCGCATGGTGGTATAATAGCACTACAAACATCTTCGAACATATAATGAACATTCGGTCTGTGTGTAACAAACTTACCATTTCTTTGATCATCTATAACGGTGACTTCGTAACTTGCTTCTGCAAATAACTCAACTAAATGGCTTCCGATAAAACCACAACCACCAGTAACAACAATATGCATTCTTAATCCATTGGTGTATAAAATATATGTGTATCAATCTTAGCTGTAATTTTCATTCGTTCTGCCCAAGTTGGGTTCACATAATCTGCATGATAAAAAAGTGCACCATCTGTTAGATCCATTTTTGACTTCATTGCATAAAGTGATAACATATAAATGGCTCTATACTTTTTCGTATTGGTAACAGTATCTGGTTTGCCGTCGCAATACCAAGAGAATTGACAGCGATGTCTGTAAGGATATCGCTTTCCGTCTTTTTTCGATACATAATGTGGTGCTTCATAAACTACTTCACAAACTGTATTTGGAAATTCTTCGGCTTTCACTCGGTTCATAGTTACATCTGCAACAGCCAACATTCCAGCAGTAGACTCGTTTCGAGCCTCATGGTATATATTTTGTGCCAAACAAGCAACTTGCGGTTCGACATTCATACCTGTATGCGATTCAATATCAGCGATAGGGTTTGTAGCCAGTGCGATAAGTATCGCACCGAATGTGTCTAGAAAATTCATAAACAGTCTCCTTTTCTAAAAATGAGGACTTCTGTTGCTAGGCGTCCTCTGACCCCGAGTGATTATGCAGCTAGTGCGTAATCCTCAAATGCAAAGTTATCGTTTGCGTTTGATTTAGTTCTTACGATTCCTACCAAATCCATACGGATAGTTAGAGGTTGCTTGCACACCTGTTCTCCACTTATCTAATCAATACCAGTCGATCCTAATTCACCCCCATGAAAAAAACTTTTAATGGTGGTGGAGGTGGTGGGAATTGCACCCACGTCCTGCATACCTTTTGATTCGCTTCAACGAACTCCTTATTTATACCTTAAATTGTATAATTAGTCAAGAAGTCTTTTAGACCTTCTTCAGATTCATCTATCTTTTCTAGGCAAATCTCTTGTATATCATACATTTCTTTTGCTAAAAAGTCAAGTTTTTTACTGATCAATGCGTTTGGAAAATCCGATAGAGTGTGCTCTGGACGACCAGATAGGATATAACTAGGCGTTCCAAGGATTCTCGCGAGGGAAGAAGCAGAACCGTCATAACTAATCATTAGTTCTGTTTCTTGTAATGTTTTAATTGCTTCCAATATTGGTGTATCATAATCTACAAACTTCACGTTGTCAAACTGGTGATATAAAGGTTTCCAGTTATTATTAGTTGGGTCTTTCCATACCTTATGATGTGCCTTTTCATAATCTTTAAATTGTACCTTATTGTTCTCTGTTGTGACGAATGTTACATAACCGCCACCGCCCTTCCATCTATGTTTCTGATCACAAAGACGATAGTTATGAAATTTATGGTATGGTAAGTTACTGTGTTTGTAAGGTAGATTGTGTCCGTATTTTATTTCGAGGTGAACATCCTGAGTTTTCATAATATCAAAAATAGTTTGAAGTCTAAACTCTAATTCTTCGCTGTCCTCTTTTTCATAGATATCCTTGACTCCTTTCTCGTTTTGGAAACACCAAAGAAGCAAAACATTTTCGCCAGTTTTCTCTGCAAGATTATTAATGTAAGAGCAAGGAGAAGTCATATCGCCATATCCTGGACGAGCCTTCCATTCAACGCAAATCAAAATCTGTCCCTAACATATGATTGACTTTAGCTTCACTATCATTACTCCAAACAAGGACTTCAGGATTATCGTACAAGAAGTCGCAAGACTTACAATAGTCTGGATAATCTCCTGTTCTATGACCTTCGCGGAGTTTTTCATATTCTTCACCATACCAGATATCTACAAGACTCATCTCGTCTGCATGACCTAATACTGATTTCGCTTCATTAGGTTGCCCCATAGTTTGACAACAAGGAGTAACACCACCACGCTTTCCATCATTACCGCCAGAACGAATTGTAATCTCATTACTAAATGGTCTGCCACAAGTTCTTTTCGTTTCAGCTTCTCTTCCATAAGCTGGATCGTAATTACCACTCCAATTGTGCATCTTCCAAATGTAGCCAGTAATCCCCATTTTATTTACAACATTATCTTGGTAGAGTTTTGTTTGTTCTTTTAATTGTTCGTTGTCTAAGATTAGATGATAGGTAGAAATTTTACAATCGCTTCCAACCTCTGAAATATATTCTTTTGCTTCTTGAATACGTCCCATCAAGTCATCAAAGCTGTGTCCCTTTTTGTTTTTCATCCAATGACTGTATGTATCATTATCATAACCAATACAACTGTAACGAATAAATTTAAGTCCAGCCAGTATGCATTGCTTCAGGAGATCTCCTGTAAGTTTACTTCCATTGGTATAAATGAAACTATCAAACCCATAATCAGTACAAAGCTGAACATACTTGTATAAATCTTTAGCCATCGTCGGTTCACCTGAACCTTCGAGGTTGATAATTGGTTTTCCGTTAAGTTGTTTTAGGATATTCTCAAAAAGGTCGAGTGGCATTTTACGAGTCCAATCTTTCCCTCGACCAACTGATTGTGGGCACATATCACATTTAAAATTACAACCACCGAATACTTCGATGACTGCTCTACCCATATCAGGTAATATATTCGATTTCGTATTTTGTGAGTATTGACTCATCATATATCTCAAAAAATGGCAGAAGCATATAGGCTCGAAGTTTAGATTCGATGCTTCCATCTGTTATAATGTTCAATGGTGTACTTCCTAGAGAAGATACTATCTCTCCATTGACACTTATGTTATATTTATTTAGAATTTCAACTAACCTTTCGCAAGATTCTCTACAATGCTCATTGTTCTGACTAGAGTTAAACAAACAATGAGGTATTATTGTGCCTTTCTCAGCGACCCAGTTGAGCATATAATCTGCTTGTAAGATATCTCTCGCCCATGTATCGAACCGATCTTTTTTCGTAAATATTTCTTTAAATGAAATTCGTTTACCACCAGTGTTGAATGTAAGGAACTCTATTCTATCATCTTCAGAACAAAACATCTTCAATACTTTTTGTCTGCCACCTCCAGGATGAATTATCCATCTTTCATTTGCTTCTCTTGGAAACCAGAAAAGACCCATTGGGTATTTGTAACCCACAGTAAAATAGACTCGAGTCAACCAAGCCAGTTTTAGTGGGATTTCAAAATGTTCTGGAAAGTCTTTTGTATCACACCCAACAAATTTGTCTGAATAAAATGATTTTGGTTTGCATGCATAATTAGCAAACCAATACTCAAATGAGGTGATTAATTTCTCAACATCACAATCAAAAGAAACTTCTTTAACTGCAAAATCTGCAAGACCCCATTTCTCGGATGGATCTTTAAACTTTAGCCAGTCTTCCCATGTAAAATTTGGAAGTGTTCTTAAACTACTCTGAGACATTCTCGCTTTCCCAGATATCTCTTGCATTGAGTAGTAACTCTACATAGTTATCACGTTTTTCTGTAAACACCTGTGGTTCGTCTCCTTCGACAGCAATCATAATTACGCTCTGATCAATCGGAATATCTGTTCTTTCTTCATACATTATAGCATATGCTGCAGCTTGTGCAAAGTAATTATCAATCCATTCTTTACGTTTTGGTTTAGCTGCAGTTTTAAAATCAATGATTGACAGCTTTCCATTATACTCGGCAATACAATCAACACGACCAGCCAAGCGTAAATGGTCGCTGTATAGTGCAACCTCTTGACCATGAATATTATCTATACGATCTAAAAGTGGTCTAAATTTGTTGAACATTTCCTTATCAAGTAAAGACATATTTGACATATCAATCTCTTTATTGTTTAGTATATCTTCACACAATAAGTGTATCTTAGTACCACGAGTCGATGCTTTTCTACTTACCTTATTGGCTTCCTCACTTCCAACACGTTGTCTCCATTCCATAATGGCTTGACGTGTTAGGACGCTGAGTACTGTGGTGACGGATGGGTATGCCTCGCCAGAAGCAGTATAGTAACGTCTACTACCGTCTGGCGAGGTCTTACTGTTTGCAAAATCTGCAAGTTCTTTTACATGTTTGAACATTTGTACTCCATGGGCAATCTTACTATTATACCACAATAGAGTAAAAAGTCAAGCGTTTTATGTTGTGTATTGTGCCTCGTATTGTTCTCTGGCGAGAATATATTCTTTTACAATATCACTTCTAACGATGTCTTCAGGTGTAAATTCAAATACCTTGAATGAAGGCATCAAGTCAGCAATCACCATAAACTTCTGGAGACCTGACATATCGTTTCGTTTTGCATATAAATCTGATTGTTTGAAATCACCTGCAAAGATGACCTTACTTCTGTGTCCAATACGAGTCATAATTGAATTCAATTCCATATCATTCATATTCTGACATTCATCTACAATAATGATTGCATCATCAAGTGTAATACCTCTTACAAAAGATGTGATCATCCAATCAATACGTTTTGATTCTTGTAAGCGTTCAAACGCTTGTTGTTTATCAGGGAATAATTCTTGACACATATCAATGTATGGTCTCATATATACTTCGGTTTTTTCTACTTCATTTCCAGGAAGGTGACCGATGTCTCTCGATGCGACTGCAGATCTACACACGACAACCTTACTGTAAGATGTGCCTTTGTCTAGAACTTCTTCTAATGCTTTGTATAGTGCGATAAAAGTTTTACCTGTTCCAGCTGAACCGTGTAATAACATGCAGGAAGAGGTTGGATAAGCATCATAAAATGCTTTCTGGGTTGGTGTTAGTGGGTCGAATATATCTAAGTCAGATATTTTTGGTTGGAGTCTATTGTTTCCTTTTTTGAATTGTTGTTGACTTGCGTCTTGAATTAGTTGAAGGCTGGGTTTGCGTCTCGACATTTATAGACCTTATGGTTAGTGGGTTAATCGTTATAATCTAGCCCCCTGTGATTTGGGTGTCACGTCTGTCACATTTTTCATAATGTAAGAAATTATAGCTTTTGCATCGTGTGATAGCAAAAAGCTGTTGTGTGCTTTTTTCATACAATCAAGTGTGTATTGTGGATCGGCAGATCTTAAATCTGATTGTGTGATTGGGTTGTCAGAATCGCCGAAGATGTTAAGGCAAAATAGAACCATTTCTACCTCTTCTTCAGAATAAAGTTTGATAGCTACTCCAAGAGGAGTTGTCTCCCTATACTTCTTTGGGAACTGTATAATCTTAGCAGACATATTTTATTTATTACGAAACGACTTTTACGCCATACCTTTTTTCAAATAAATCCGCGTCTTTTCGGCTATTTACCATTGGTTCGCCTTTTATGTTCAGAGAAGTATTTAGTAACATAGGAATTCCTGTGTGTTTCTTCCATTGTTTTAGCAATCTATAAAGACCTGAATGCTGTTTTCTTGTTACAGTCTGTACCCTGCTTGTTCCATCCTTATGTACGATAGCTGGATACATTTCACGGTCTTTTGCCTTCACTATATATTGCATATAAGGACTTGAAAATCCCTTTTCAACGTAGAAGTGTTTGTGAACATCCTCTTCTAAAATAACAGGTGCAAAAGGTCTAAACTCTTGCCGTTGTTTTATTTTGTTTACAAGGTCTTTCATTTCTTGACCTGTAGGATTGGCAAATAGACTTCTATTACCTAACGCTCTTGGACCAAACTCAGCTTTACCATTTGCAACACCTACAATATTGTTTTCCAATAATTCTTCCATAATATGTTTGATTGGATACTTACCTTTTATTTCTTCTCCAAGATATGGTGTGTTCCAGTTTAACATTTGCATTTCACCAGCTGCAATCGCACCAATAGAACTTCCTGCATCTCCAGGATTTGGCATCACCCAGACGTTTTTAAAAAACTTATGAACGTGTCTGTTTGCTAGACAATTTAATGCACAACCGCCCATGAGAACTAGGTTATCTGATTTGGTAATTGTTTCTGTATAACTTAAAAGTTTGATAAATTCTTCTTCATAAACTTTTTGTGCAGATGCTGCAAGATCGAAATGATCAGCCTGTGGAAAGAATTTTCTACAACCATTATGAAAGTTGTAGTTGTATTGTAACATCTTTCGCATTTCCTCTGCATAGGTTGGCTTTCCATAAGCTGACATACCCATAAGGATGTATTCATCTTCGTTTGCTTTTAATTGAACGCGATCTGTTATTGCTGAGTAGAAGAGTCCGAGTGATTGGGGATATCTCCTCGCATAAAGTTTCTTGCCGATAATTTTATTGCTTCCATCAGTCTCATATATTCCAATAGAAGTAGTGGTAAACTCACCAATAGCATCAATAACAAGAACGGCAGCAGAATCAAATTTAGAAGTCGCAAACCCAGCTGCTGCATGACTTTTGTGATGGTTTCCATATCTTATATCTCCTTGTATACCATACTCACTTAGATATTTTCGAGGGTTCATCCATTTATTCGGCTGATCAGCGACAAATTTTCTAAGTGCTTTTTTATACGGATTTTCATACCAGTAAATTATATCTGGCTGTCCGTATTCTAACGCTTTGTGAATTAAATCTGAATTTAGGTGTGGGTCGTTTTTCTTTCTGCTGTATCTTTCGCTATGACTTGCAAAAAGAATATTATTATCTTCTACGACAGCCAATGAGCCATCGTGAGTACCAGCTGCAATACCCCATTTAAGCATCTGCATACCTGTGATTTACTTTACTGTGATGCTGTTCGTCTGCTCTCACTTTCTTAATTAAATCACTCAGTTTTGCATTTTTGTCCATCTTATAATAGTCTATTGCTAGTTGAGGAGCAGGAACATTTTCTACTTGACCACTTTCAACAAGTGCCAAATAATCTGTATAACTCCTAACTGCTTCCTCTTCAAAGTACGCTATCATTTTATGTGCTAGTCTATAACTTATAATATAGAGTATAAAGTAATAGAACATAAATGATATTTGTGCAAGTAATACTAGAATTCTTTCTAAGAAATTTGGTTTAGCAATTTCAATAAAGAACATAAGGTGCATTCTTTCATTTTCTGCTTCTGCTAACATCTCTCTGATATCTGGACCATAACCAGTTTTCATTCTTCGTAGACTTTTAAAATGTAGCCACATACCTGCAACCATTCCTGGAACACCTGCAACAGTTTCCAATACAACTGCTCTGTGTCCATATCTTTTGGCAAAGAAAGTGTCCGCTATAAAACGGAAGAACTTTGTCATTCCCATTGCTATTTTATCTCTTATCATAATCTTCTTTTCTTCGCAACTTCTATTACTTGCTTCTGCTCTTCCAAAGAAAGGTTTCTCCAACTTGTAATTTCTTCTATTGACCTGAAACAGCCAATACAAATATTTTCTTTGTTTAGCTTACAAAGTTTAATACAAGGAGTCTTCAAAGTCAATCATAAATAAATGGATCTTTTTCACGTAATTCTTTCAACCGTTTTTTAAAAGCACGTTTTGCTTTCCATTCCTGTATTTTAGTTTTAATCCAACCAACCATTTTTGATAATATCCCCATGAATGATGTCAGTCCATTTTTTATAAATGACACCGTCTGGGTGTATATTGTCTCTAGCATAATTTTCTCCTGAATCCCCTCTCCAAACGAGAGTGTTATCTGTGTCATATTCATTTTTCCACGCTTCTGGAACATAATCCAAAAACCTATTAATATTTAGTTGTCTTGCAGTTTGTTTTATAAACCTGTCATGAAATAAGAAATTATCTTCTTTCACCCAAAGTCTTTTGTAATAAATGTTATCAAGATTCCAACTTCCAAAATGTTGAACGCCAGAATTTCCTGGATTTGGATTTGAAAAACGAGGAAACCTTTCTGCAGCAGACCATTGTATTATCATACCCCATGGATTAAAATGCTCCAAAACATTCACAGCATTATAAAGCATAAAAAGATTCGAACAACCGCCCACACCAAGATTAATTACTTTCCTTGAAAGTTTCTTGCTGAGTTGTTCGGTTACAGTATGCCCATAAGGAATTCCAAGACCTAACGTATGGGAATCACCAATCATAGCAATAGATTCAGACCAGTCAATTTCCGACCATTGTTTTGCTCTGTAACCTTCTTCGTTTAAATCATAGGTTATTTTTATATTTTTCCATCTTTCTCTGAAACCACTTTCTATACTATTTTTCTTGAACTCTTCTGGAGAGTCAGATGATAGCCAAAGAGGACTGGCATTATCGTGTGAGAGTGTATTACCTTGTAATAACTTAGACATACCTTCTCCTCATAATTTCTTCAGTAACCAAATCTGCTATCCGTTTATGACCGAAATGAGAAGGGTGACCACATGGACTGATCAGACCTTTTGCAAATCCTTGCTTTTTATATCTGTTAAAGTAGTCGAAAGTTATAATAGGTTGTAACTCTTCTTCAGATAAATCAGGCTCTGATTCTCGTACAAGAAGTTCCATTATAGTACGATTACCTAGTGGCTTCCAAAAGTAACCCCAATCAACAATGTTTGTAAAGTGACTTTTAATTGGATGTATCAACGTGGAAAGTATATCAGGATCTATCTGTGTATCAAATCCTGAGAACATTAAAAGTTTTGCATTGTTTAATTTACACCAGTTTTGAATCTCTGCAATATTAAGTAAACAATCGATTGCTTGTTGTTGGTCGCTACTTCCGTGTTTTGCATACCCTTGCCAAAACTCATTACCTTCAAGGTTTGGAAAAATTGGAAAGAAATTACCCCATTTAATGTTTTCGTCTATGTGCACCCAATCAAAACGAGCCATACCACTCATTTGGAATACTACAATCTTTTCTGCACGAGGATCTATATTATTGAGATAAAGTTCCTTTACAGCTGCTCTGTTTCCTCTTCCTTTCTCCCCAAGATTAATAGGTTCATAACCTATCTCTTCTGCAACAAGTCTAACCCAAGAGTTTCTCTTTTCTTCATCATCAATATTTGGTATGCCAGTATTGTGGTGGTATATTCTATCACCATGTTCGCTGTGGAATTCGGCACTACAAGAACCTTGTCCACTTGTAAAACTGCATCCAGTACCTATAAGATACTTCATATTATGCCTCTAACAGTGGAAGTTTTTCCAAACCTAAAACTTCTCTGTATGTGTTGTGATAAAAATGAAGTGGTTGTTCGTTTCTTCCAAAAGTTAAATTCTTAATATTACCAGATCTAATTCCTTTGTATGCTTTTTCAGCAACTTCAAAATCTTCATCTCTAATAACTTCACCAAAAACAGTAGCAACTGCCTGTAGCGGATTCTGATCTTCTGGAATACTAAATTTAGAACCTAACTTTTTATTTGTGTTCCAAACTCCCATCTTGTCTGCAATCTCTATAACTTCTGGGTGAAAATAAAATGAAATCTTTGAAACACATTTATGTGGAGAGTTTTCTAAAGGATAAACCTTAATAAAGAATGCTCCCTCGACTGTTGGTATGAAAATAATATTAGGAAACAAATAGTAAATAGGTAAAGCTGCATGAAGAATACTCCATTCTTCTTCAGGAAGTTTTCTAATTTCATCCATATCTCTTTTACAAATAATAGATCTAGCATTTCTCTTAAAGGTATCAAACATTTGTAGATTGCCATATACATTTTCAAAGAGAGAATCTTTATGTATGAATTGAAAATGATAAGTTTCGCCAAACGTATCGATTGCTAATTTCCAATTCATATCTGTAATGTATTCATCTCCATGAGACCTAACCATTTTATCAAAATTACCCCAAGAGGTAAACTCTTCATTTAATTCATCACCAAATAACTCATCTATATTAATTTCTCCTTTTGGGTTTGGATGAACCCATAAGAAACCGTGCTTTTCTAAACATGGCAATTCAGTTAGTTTGTAACATTCTTTATCAATTTTACCGAAATGTTCTTTTCTAGGATATCCAATTAGATCTCCTTCATTATTAAATGTCCATGCATGAAAAGGACAAGTGAATTTTGCCTTCACACCACTTTGTTCTTCTTCTATCACAGAACCTCTATGAGTACAAACATTATAAAATGCTCTAAATTTTCCTTGAGAATCTCGTGTTGCAATAATAGGTGCATTGAAATCATTTATTGTAACAAAACTATTTGGTTCAGGTAAATCACCAGACATGCCAATTATTTGTGGATAATCTTGAAAAAACTTTTCCCATTCTAAATTAAATCTATCCACAGAAGTATAAGTATCAACTGGATTTTTAATTATACCACCTGCATCAACATTTGTACCTGAGTCCAAATGTTTAATTAACCCTTTCATTAATCTGATTTGTTCTTGTTTAATCATAAAAATACTCCAACTGGTGTATTTTGTGGTCGTAAAAATACTCCTGATAATAGTTCTTTAATTCTGTAATTGCAATATCCTCTTTTGAACAGTTTTCTTTAAACTGATCAAGATTATGTTCTAATACTGGTCTTAATGATTTATACCATTCAACTTTGTTTTCTATAGAGTCTATATATTTCAACAATTCAATAATCGCATCCATACGTTGATTGTCAGGAAGTGTATCATAAGATTCATCCCAATAATCTGAAAAGGTTTCATAACCTCTGCTTTTTAATACTTCCAATGAACGCTGTCCACCAAGTACAATAAATGGATGACCTAATGCAATAGGTTTAAAAACTTTTTCGCTAGTAAATGTTGATAATTCTTCTTCATAATACTGTGGTTCGCTTACAACAGTTACAAAAGTCTTCAGGCAATATTCTGGATGGACTCTTCCAATATAATAACCAGTATCTTTGTCGTGTTCTTCGCCCAATATGTAAATACCGCGTTCAGGAAAACTACATAATCCTTTTGATACTAAACCATTTTTTGCCATCTTATCAAAGAATTCTACTCTGTGGTTTCTTGCTCGTTTTTGTGGGCAATTAAATGTCCATGTTTTATTTTGCTCTTTGAATAGAATATCATCATCAATTGTGTATTGTTTTGTTTTTAATCTTTGAATAGATATAAACTCTTCAAATCCTGCATAGGGAATACATTTAATTCTATCTTCTATTCCTCTCATATCTGCATACTCTTCATACTGCTCAGCAATTAACATATTACCTGTTACATAAACTATACATTGGTCAGGGATATGTAACCGTTTCGCTTCTGCATGAAACCAATCGAAGAGCCAGTCTACATGATAACCTTCTAAAGAAAAGTCGGCAAGAAACATAGCAGTTCCATCTCTGAGTTTCTTTAGATAGTTGTCAGAAAGATAATCAAACATAGATTTCTCAGAGAGAAACGATCCTTTTGCCCAATTAGCAATCGAGCCGTTCACACCAGTAGCGATTAAATAATTATCATCAGTATGCTCTATCAAATCAGACTGAAATTTCATCCTACACATTGTGTTAATCATAGGACTTACTTGAAATCTAGGTTGACCGCCTTTGGTCATATCATCACAATTAATTAGATTTCTTCGTTCTTTGAAATCTTCAAACATCAAATTCATTTACATCTCTCTGTCTTTCCACGTAGTTGGAGTTTTATCAGTTTCAATTTCTAATCTATATGCATAATCAAATGGTTTTGGTCCAACTTCTATAATATAATCAACAGTTTTCTTGACAGCTTCCTGTAGTGTTGTAGAAGTTTTATAATCTAACAAACGTCTTGCTTTTGAACTACTACAAGTTGCAAACTTTACTTCCAATGGTCTTTCATCTTTATATATAGGTTCACCTTTATACTTACAAGTTTTTGCTACTAATTCTGCAACATCATTTATTGTAATAGTTTCTTCGTCTGGTCCAATATTAATTACTTCATTTACTATTTCTTTATCTAATGCCATTTTGACTAGACAAGATACACAATCACCCACATAAGAAAAACAACGCTTCTGTTCACCGTCTCCATAAATGATTGCAGGTTTGTCTTGTAAGTTTCTGTTCGCCATAATACTTACAACATTACGATATGGATCGTCAAACTTTTGACGTTCGCCAATGATGTTATGTGGAACTGCAATATTATATTCCATTCCATGAACATCAGCGAGGCACTTCAATGTATCCTCTGCTGCAACCTTTGCAATACCATAAGGATCTATTGGCATCGGTTTCATGTCTTCTTTAAATTGATTGAGTGTTCCTGTCTGTTTACCATAACGTGCCATACTGCTACAAAAAACAAAACGCTTTACATTGTTTGCAATACTTGCACTGATCACAGATACACTTGCTTCATAAATGTTTCGAGTAATAAATGATGGACTAAAAACAGAAAACCCTTCGTGTGCGGTTGCTGCACAATGCACAACAACATCTATTTCTTCATGAGCCATCATGTCTTTCATTAAGACTTGATCGCAACAATCAGCTTGATAAAATTTTACGTCGCGGTGTAGATTTTGTTTAAACCCACCAACAAGATTATCAACTCCAACAACATCATGTCCGAGTTGAATAAACTTATCAGCTAGGTGACTGCCCAGAAATCCTGCGACACCTGTTATAAAAATTTTCATATTCGGGAAATGTCTCCAAAAAATTAGTGTTTCTTCTGCGGTCGTGTTCATTGAACCAATTGTAAAAATCTTTACGACCTTCGTTTAATTTTTCTTCACCGTAATCACTTGTTTTCATATAATCGTGAACACGTCTGAACTTCTCAAACTCAACAGTCTGAAACATAGTTGGATCGGAGTCGTCTATATTTTGCTCGATGAAATCTAAACTCTCTTTCATATACGGCATGAATTCATCTTTCGGTAAAATATTCATATCATAATGAAGTGGTTCTTTGAGGTATGGTGTATCGAATCGAATTGTTCTCTTTGATGTGCTATCTGGAACAATGATTCCCTCGTATTGTTTACGCCATTCTAAAATTTTCTCCAACAATGTTTTGAATGTAGATACAGTCAATGCATTGAAGGTTATCATAAGATTGATTGGTGTTTTCGTACCCATCGCATAAGTGTGGAAGTTTCTCTCCCACAAATCAAGTTTCAATCCAGTTCTAATATATTCTGCTCTTTTATTCCAACAATCAATACTTGTATACAGAGCAAAACTTTTGACTCCCTTTTTCTCTCTGATCAGATTTACATTACCTACAAGGTTGTCAACGAACTTCTCTTTAACACCAAGATTGGTATTTATGTTTAATTCTAAATGCGGTTGAGGGTTTCTATGTAATTCTTCAAATAATCTCCAAGTTGATTTATGCATAAGTGGTTCACCACCAGTAAGTCTAAGAATACTCAGAGTCTTAACAACTTCTGGATACCATCTCCACCACGCTTCTACATAAGGGTTTTGACCTTCTTCGTATGCTTTGAACCAATCAATATCGAGTCTATGATTCTTCACCATATCATATGGTCCAAATTTCTTAATCTCTGACATAAATCGAGACGAAGAATTAGGATGACAATAACCACATTTAAAATTACATTCATTACTGAAGGCAAGTTCGATATAATCTGGATTTACATCCATATCCCAATCAGAAGCAATGATATTATCCATTCTTTCTTTCTTGTAAAGAGATGCACTTCTGATCACACGGTCAGAAATATAATCCTCACCCATAGCTTCAACATTCCAACAGTAATTACATCCAACACACTTTTCACCGTTTAGCATCTGCTTACGTTCATCTTTCTTGTGTGGTGTGTTGTGTAACATTGAAGGATTTTCAGCCAATCCTTCTAATGGTATTTTATGTGGTGCTGGATGATAACAGGAATGTGTCATACCTGTCTGTAAGTAAATAGTTGTATGATACCATTTAGCGAAACAAAAAGTAGGACTGAAAACATCGTCCATTGCATCGCGCAATAGAAGTGCCTTATCTAAATCACTCATATAATTTGTTCCCAATCAAAATTAATAATGTTATCACGAATCCATGTTTCAGGATTTTTGTTTCTATGTTTTACTGTATCATCTATTTGTTTTAGTTTTTCTCTATCAATTCTCGGATGAAGCATAGTATTATCATCAGGATATACAGTAATCCCGATATCTCTATACTTACACACACGTTGTTTTCGAGTCGGATTTATTATATATGGTATTGTTGTGGGTGTCAAGTATGAATTTAATCGTTCAATAAAGATTCTATCGCCCATATGCATATTTACATATTCTTCGTCATATCCACCAGACTTCCAAAAGTCCTCTGTTCTTATACAATAATCATTGTGTGTTACTTCTTTTTTCTTACCGAGTAAGAAGTTATAATATTCATCGTGTCTGTGAGATTCAATATATCTACTAACAATCTCAGCACATTCATCAATGCCTTCTCGGTCTACATCTGTTAACCATGCCCACTCTGTTTCTACATGCTTCATTGCAAGATTACGACAACCATGAGAATTAAAACCTATGTCTTTTTTAACTCTAAACAAACTTATATTTTTGTCTGGGTAATCTTTTACAATATCAATTGCAGGTGAATTGGGAGATCCATCATCAACAATAATTAATTCTGAAAAGAAATCTTCATTATAATTATTTTGTATAAAGAAATCTAATCTGTATGGGTCTTCAAAATAAGTTGTGATCAGTGTAATCATTTATATCCTAATACCATAAATCTTGAGAACTCAGAATTATTTGGACCACCACAAGGAAAAGAAAACTCTGTTTGTGTATCCTTGCAGTGGTTAATTCTTTTAAATTCTTCTATGTTGTGTGCACATCTTATATGCTCTGGGTCATCCCAAAAATTGTTACCTTGTAATACATACAAAGTTCCTTCTGGTATTTTATCCCACCACGCATCGTATGTATCTTGCGTCACGTGTTCAGTTGCAGTATTGATTACAGTGTCTGGTACATGTGCATTTGAATAATTAAACGAGCCCATGTCTGCAGTAAATGGGGCTATTGATGTCGGTTTGCTGTATGTGTTTGAAATGACCCAATCACATATTGGATCTATATCAATAGAAACAAGAGCAGAATGAGAAAGGTTATCAGAGTCTTCTATAAGTTTTGCAAGAATGCCATACCAACCACCAAAGATATATGTGTTACCTAAGTGTCCAATATTTTTTAATGCAGAAAGTAAATGACCTTTACTTTCAAGTTGACTCTCCCAAAAACAATCCATAAATCGTTCAGCTAGGTCAGGATGAAATCTAATAAACTTCATCCAGTCTGCAAGGGTTTGAGGTTTTATTTCCACTGGTCTTTCCATAACTAATTATCTCTCTTATTTATGCTAGAAATACCAGCTTGATTATAAATAGTATCGTACTATATCATGTCTTGATTGTCAAGCATTGATATGTTAAAGAGAGAGAAAATATGGAAGAAATTTTTACCCTAGTGGGCGAGTTGGGATTCCCAATTGCAAGTGCCATTGTTGGTGGTTTCTTCATGTTCCTAACCTTACGATACATTATGGCTGGTGTTATTGATCAGGTGAATAGTATGCACGGGATCGTGAAAGCACTCGATAATCGTATCAAAACAATGAACCATGACTTAATTAGACTTGATACAACCATGTGTGTTGTATTAGGAATTAGACCGTCATTGAATCGTATCTCCAGAGCAGATGGTAAAACAGATGCAAGGAGAGACTAATGGATATCGTAACCGCAATTAAAGACTTCGGATTTCCGATAGTTGCAGCAATTGGTATGCTGTATATGGTTTACTATGTCTGGAAGACAATCACAGAGAAAATTGAAGCAAATTTAGAGGACGCGCAAACTACATTGATTGCATTAATCGATCGTGTGCGCATGTTAGATAACGACATTATTCGCCTACAAGAAAAGCTGGATACAGCTATCGAGGTGAAGGGGTTAGAGGATGAAAAGAAACCAAAGAAACGCTAACGTATATGGATTGATGTTTGTTTTTGTGATGGCACTATTGCTAATAGCAGTGCCTGCACACGGTACACCAAAAGAACATAAGTTTAAATCTCCATCGTTTAGCGGTATAAATCAATCGTCTCATTATTTGACGATTGAAAACCAAGAAACTTCTCGTAAAGAAGCACTGAAACAAGAACTGGAAGATATACAAAAACAACTTGAAAGAGACGCTGAGAATACTACACTCGCGAAATTCATTCGTAATGTTGAGAGCAGAATTTATTCTACACTCTCAAGACAATTAGTAGAGAGTATGTTTGGAGAAAATCCAAGTAGTGAGGGATCCTTCAATATTGAAGGTACAGGAATAACTTACGTCAGCGATGGCGAGAAAGTGGAGTTAACAATAACGGATGAGAACGGTAAAGTCACTGTTATCACTATTCCTATTGGGGATTTTGGTATCTAGCTGTGCCAGTACTGGTTCAGGATGGGAGATACCAAAGGAAGAATCTGCTGAAGTACAACTTACTTTATTAGAAAAAGAACTTATAGCAATTCATCCTCCAGTAAGGAAACCGTCTGTTGCGGTGTATAGATTCACTGATCAGACAGGACAGAAAAAACAAAACGCTGGTGGTGGAACATCATTCAGCACTGCAGTAACTCAGGCTCCAGATGTATATCTGATCAGAGCATTGACACGTGCTGCAAACGGTAACTTTTTCCGTGTTATCGATCGTCAAGTCTTAGACGATCTGACAAAAGAGCGTCAACTAATCAGGCAGACGCGACAAAGTTACGACGGAGAGGGTGCAAAAAAATTACCTGCACTCACTTTCGCAGGTATGATTATAACAGGTGGCATAGTCGGTTATGACCATGGCACTGATTCTGGTGGTGCTGGTGCACGATATCTTGGTATCGGATCCAGTAGAGAATTTAGTCGAGATACAATAACGGTGAACATTCGTTTAGTGAGTGTTGCGACTGGCGAGGTATTACTTGAGGTTTTATCAAGCAAAACTATATTATCCACGGCATACGGTGGAGACGTGTTCAAATTTATTGAGCAAGGAACTGAACTCGTAGAAATAGAGTCTGGTGTTGCCCAAAATGAAAGCGTATCAATTGCCACGCAAAGAGCAATAGAAACAGGTGTCTTAGAACTCATAAAACGTGGAAACCAACTTGGGTTCTGGACATATAACGGAGTAAGCAATGAATAACATTAGAAAAATATTTGTAATGTTGTTCCTCGTAAACGCAGGGACATCGCCTGTATGGGCTGATAATGCGATTTACATCGACCAAATTGGAGACGGTGTGAATATCGACATTACTCAAGATGGTAGCGGTAACAAAGTCGGAGGATCTGAATCTGACACGACCAAAATGAAGTTGCAAGGAGATAATATTATTTTCTCTATCGACACAGTTGGTTCAAGTAACTCTATCATTGGTGACATCGTTGGAGGAGGATCGGATATAGATATTGATATTGCTGGAAGTACCAACTCTATCAACTGGAATATCGACCCATCCAACACATACGGCGCAACAGATGGAAATTACATACTTGGAATCACAGGTGGTAATAATGAACTTGATTTAAACGTAGGAACAAATGATGCAGCAAGCAATGGAACATTCGATTGGACCATTGATGGCGACTTTAACACAGCCACTATCGACATTGATGTAGGTAGCTTCAGTAACATTGTTGACTGGATTGGTGACAACAATACATTAACATACGACGCAGACGGATATGACGGTCACGAAATGTCCTTAACTGGTGATGGTAATTATTGGAATGTAACTATCGATCAACAATCTACGCTGCAAAAAGACTTATTATCAGTAGAGGTAAATGGTGATGGAACTTCGCAAACGAATGCAGACGTGTGCATTAGCCAGTCTGATTCTGGTACTGCCACAGGTTGCAACTAGCGATGTAGGTTCAGTCGATCGTGCGGTTGGCTGGAGAGAAATTGTTAGAGAAGAACAATCATTAGAACCACAAAAAGGTTCTGATGTAATTACAAAAGACGACCTTCGCACTGGCGAGGGTCGTATGCAGGTCAGGTTTGTAGATGATAGCAAACTTAGAATGACTGAACATACTCGTATTGTAATTGATAATGTAGTCTTTGATGACGACCCAACAAAGTCAGATTTGGCTATGACATTCGCACAGGGAACTGCTCGTTTCATCACAGGTTCACTGGGCACAATCGAGAAGGAGAACATTAGACTTCGTACTCCAACTGCATCGATAGGAATACGTGGAACAGATTTCACAGTAACTGTTGATGAGTTTGGAAGAACTCTGGTGATTCTCCTTCCCGATATTAATGGGATATCTTCTGGAGAGATTATTGTATCAACAATGACAGGAGATGTTGTATTAAATAAACCATTCGAATCTACAACAACATCGGTAGCTGAACTACCACCAACAAACCCAGCAATCCTAGATTTATCTTTGGATATGCTAGACAATATTCTGATCATAACACCACCAAAAGAAATGCAGTCTGTAGAGGATTTCTATGCATCAACAAGTGCAATAAGAAACATCAATCCATTAGATATAGATTTCTTAGACGAGGTATTACTTGATGATGAAGAACTCGAGAGAGATTATCTCGAATTTACTGAACTTGATATTAATTTCCTTGATGTTGAACTATTAGAAAATCTTCTTGATCAGTATTCAGATCTTGAGACTGAACTTCTAAAAGAAGAACAACAAACAGGCGATATTAATATTGAAGGAACTGCAGAGGGATTTGATACTGTAACACAAGTCGCTACAATCGTTGATGGCGAAAAAATTGTAGTGAGGAGAGAAGTATCAGACATCGTTGAAATATCTGTAGACCAAAGTGCACAAACAGAAATAGTAATAGAACAAGACGGAAAACTACTCGACCCAATAGTCATCAATAAAGGTGACACCAACAAAATAAATATCTCTCAATGAAGATATGGCATGTCATAATCACTGTCGCAGTGCTCGTCGCGATCAGGCTCGTAGATCCTTTTCTCCTAGAAAGTGCAAGACTTTCTTGGTTTGATTTACAACAACGAAATCAAGACATCCAAACATCAGAACAAATTGTTTTGGTAGATATTGACGAGCAAAGTCTTGCAAAGTTTGGACAATATCCTATTCCAAGAAGCGTTATGGCTGACGAGGTTTACAAACTCGGTAACTCTATCATTGCATTCAACATACTCTTCTCAGAACCAGATAGACTTGGTGGAGATATGGACTTCGGTGATGTGTTGTTCGAGAAAAATGCACTTGTAGCAATTGCACCATCCAATAAAACCAACATTGAATACCGTCCAAAGGGAACTGGCTATGCTACATTCGGAGATATAGGTGCAGAGGAGATACGACCAGAACTTTCAGGTATGCTATTTGCTCGTGAAGAGATTATGGAGTCTGCAATAGGGTATGGAACAATATCTTCTACACCAGACGCGGATGGTATCACTCGAAGAATACCACTGCTTGAAAATTTCGAGGGAAGATTGTATCCAGCACTTGCATTAGACATTCTAAGAGTCGCTGCTGGAGATATTTCCTATCAAATCAAGACTGATGAACTCGGAATACGCTTCGTCAGGATTCCAAAGTTTGATGTTGTAAAGACTGATGAGATGGGAAATGTAAATGTCGCGTTTTGGAATGAATTTAAGAGGTATTCATTCACTGAACTTGACAAAATACCTGATGGAAGCATTGCAATAGTCGGTGCAACCTTTGAAGGTTCTAATTTAATCCCAACTCCAATGGGTTCAATGTACCCACATGACGTGCAAGCCAATCTTTTGAAGACTATGATTGGTGGTGTAACGATTTCAAGACTGCCAGAGTTTAAAATATACGAAATTGGGTTGACGATTATCGGCTCATTGGTAATTTTAGTCATGCTCAGCAAAATTTCAATCCTGATCAGTGGAATTTTATCAATTTTATTGGCTTCGGCTGCAATTTTTGGTGCAAATTACATGTTCAGCACGTATTTTTTGCTTTTTGACCCAATTTTTTACCTTCTAACGCTAATTTTAGTGTTTGCACACGGTAGTTTTGTTCAATTTTACACAAATTTCAAGCAAAAACAGATGATCAAAGGTCAGTTCGGTACATATTTGTCGCCAGATATGGTTGACATGCTTGCAAAAGACCCATCACTGATGAAACTTGGTGGTGAGCGTAAAGAAATGACATTTTTGTTCATGGACATTTGTGGATTTACTCCTATCTCTGAACATTACAAGAATAATAACGATCCAGAAGGGTTAGTTGCACTGATCAATGAGTATCTAGACCAAATGACGAAGATAATATTGAAGAATGGTGGTACGATTGATAAATATATGGGTGACTGTATCATGGCATTTTGGAATGCTCCACTTCCATGCGAGAATCATGCCGAGATGGCAGTTAAATCAGCAATTGAAATTGAATTAAAGACTAATGAATTACAGAAAAAATACAAAGAACAAGGTCTCCCACCTATCAATGTTGGAACAGGTATCAATACTGGTGACTGCATTGTTGGTAATATGGGTAGTGAATCTCGTTTTGATTACAGTGTCATCGGCGACGCTGTCAACCTCGCTGCAAGACTCGAAGCAACAGCAGCCAGAGGTGATTACGCAGACTACAAAACAATCTATTCCTCATTTACTAAGGATAGACTCGGATTCCCTTATGCCTCCATACCCATCGGTAAAATTAAAGTAAAAGGAAAGGACGAGGAGATAGAAATCTATACTCCTGACTATAAATAGTCATATAAAAAAAGGAAATCCTATGGTTGCAAATACTATCCTTGCTGACATCAACGAGATCTGGGTTGGGTATAAACTCAATGAAAATAAATGGTTCGATCAATCAGCAAAGACTCAATATGATTCTAGAATCAGACAATCAACACCAGAAGCTGTTGATGATGCTCAAGGTAAAGCTGAAGCGATGGCAAGAGACTTCATTAAGTGGGCATTGAACAATGGATATAAAGGCAGGGTTGAAAAAGTTTGGTGGACTGCCAGACCTAACTCAATGTCTCTTGCTGTCGGACGACCAGTAGATCAGAACAAAAATCCAGCTGATATTTTAGTAAAGTTTACGAATGGTCCAGCTGATGGATTTCTTGGATTATCTGCTAAAGCGACAAAAGGTAAGGCTGACATCGGTTTCAAGAATCCAGGAGTTGGAACAATAGATAGAGCATTGGGAACTAGGTTAGCCGACAAGAACAAGACTCTGACCGACAAATGTATAAAAGAGTTGGGACTACCGAACACCAGTGCTGCAGCAAGGAAAGTCTTTATCAGATCCAACCCTTCTATTAAACAAAGAACCGAGCAGAAAGGTTCAGATATAATGTCTGAACTCAGAGACGATTTAATAGCCAAGTTGAAGTTGATGCCTGTAAAGAAACTGAGAGATTATCTACTGAGCGACTGGATGGATGCTGAAGAAGTGTATCCACCATACATAAAGATAACAGGAATTGGAAACAAAGAACCATATGAAACTTTGTTAATGGATCCTCTCGACAACCCAAAACTATCTGCTCTTATGGGTGCATCAACGATTACATTGACCGCAGAAGGTAATGAGTCAATAGGTGTTGCTGTATCAGGAAAAAAGATTATGAAGATGAGATTCAAATATGAATCCGAGAAATTAGCATCATCCCTGAAAATGTCAGGAGACCCTTGGTAATTACTTACGAGAAAACTTCTGTTTTTCTCTTTTCATTCTAGCAAGTAACATCTTCCTCTGAGAACTCCACTGATTTTTAGATCCATACTCACAACTAATCCATAACATCTTTCTGCTAACTAGGAATGTGGGCATATGAAATTTATTGCCCCAGTGTAAGGCAATGTAAGGAACTCTGTATGGTTTGTAACCACTGATCAGTCCAAATGAAATGAAAGGCAACTTAATGCCTCGAAATCTTGAAACTCTATAAAACGAGTTTATGTACCAACCTTGTTCAACCCATCTCTTTCTTACAATGTGGCATGGGTGTGCCTGATTGTATCTACCTTCAGGGTAATGTTTTGACCGAAAGAAATAGTGTTTTTGCATTGAAGTAGGGGGAGACCGAAGTCTCCCCAATCCCCATTACTGAGCAAGGGCTGCATAACCTGCAGCAATAACTGCTTTAGTAGGAGTACCTAACTTGTAAAAGTCAGATTTCTTTCTACCTCTAGATCCAGCACGACCTTCATTCAAATGAATGGCGTAACCTTTTCTACGCAGATAATATACTACATTGTGTGGATTGCTAACGCCGAAACGTGAAGCAATCTGAGTAGCAGTTAAAGTACCACCTGATAAAAAGGTGTCCAATGCGCGACTAGCAGCCGACTTAGTTGTAGATGTTTTCATAAATTTCTCCATTATAAAGTTTACATCATTTGGTTTTACGTCTTTACGACGATCAGTCACCACGACTAATTCAGTATGTTTCTGGGTCTACCTCTTCGATGTCTAATGCATTATGCAAAAAGACTTCTAAGTCCATAGGATAATACCCATACTTCTCCATAAGAGTGCTGATAAAATCATCACCCTCGTCATATTCTTCGCGGATTGCTACTTCATCAGGATTGGCGTCACCATAGAACTCTAAGTCCTCCGAACAACCATCCCAGCAATCCATAAACTCAACTTCTTCAAACAAATCTTGCGGTTCAAACATATCACCGTCATCGTGTTCTAATGCTTCCTGCAAATATCCAACTTCTTCTTGGGTATTTGGAGTAATCCGCATACTGCCTGACCGCCAGAGTGTACGAACACCAATACATTGTTTCGTAACCTCGTGTTCAAAGATTTCTAATTCTTCATACGACTTCTTCCAAGAAGGAGTCACCTCATAAGTTTTTCCGATTTCAATAAGCACTAAAATACTCCAATAGTCCAATAGCTAAAATTACGCTGATCACAGCATTCAAAACAATAAGTGCACGGTCATGCCAAGCGATAGCGACAAACGTCCATCCAATAGTTCCAACAATACTAAACAGCAAATCCATTAGATGAAACCCTGATGACCGACAAACAACTGCAGCAATTATCATCACTGTAGCAAACCATTTCACATACCAGTCTATGGTATACTTTGGTGTAGCAGATTTAAATATTCGTTTGGAGTTTTCTAACTCCTCTTTTGATACATTAGGATCTATTTTAGGCATAACATTGCTTCCTTCATTACTTCTTCTTCACGAGCATATGCATCGATCTCCCATGGTTGGTCATCGTATTTCGTGTTTGTGTAAGTTTTGCCGTTCCATATGCAAACATTGACCAGCGATTGACAATCACCAGTTTGAACTAATTGTAGTCCGACGTTTTCGAGTTTACCAGTAATCATTTGCTCAGCGTGTATCATCTCGTGAGCAATGTTCCGATATATTTGTTCTTGTTCAAGCGGTTCACCTTGAACTGTTGTAGCGACTTCAATATCAATCTCTTCATCATCGCCATAGCAGAATCCACCTGCATTCTGGTCACATTTCTTTTTTATATCTACTCGTACTTCAGTCAACGAGTTTTCAATTCCTAATACTTCACCGACAGCGAAGATATAATCTTGATACTTATCGGCATTATCCATAGTGAATATCATTAAACAGATCCTCTCTCAACTATACCTATATTCTACTACAAGCACAATGTAAAAGTCAAGCATTAATTTATAAGTAAATCCAATTGATTTCTTTATATAATTCAACAAGTTGCTCTCTTTCGTGTTTCCAAAGTTCGAGTCTATAACCCTGATCGTCCATTAAATTCTGATTCGTGAGATGTTCTTTGTCACCCATCCCTATAAGGAATATGGTCTTGAATCCTCTTTCAGCTGCATCCCACATCGCCATGGATCCAGAACTCATTTCAAATGGAAGGGCAGTAGGGTAAACTGACAATACATTGTCTTCTTCATAACAATAAGTGAGTCTTTTCTCTGTGCCTTGACCACTGATCACAGCACCATCTGGAGTGAACTCATTGTGGTCTATGTTTGCAAAATCTATTCCTTCCATCATCGCACTGGCAACCTGACTCGGAATAGGATTCCAATCAAGGAATAACTTATTACCCTTGAAGTTTCTATAAACATCGTGTTGTGCGAGTGGATCTGTAGAAACAACCCATTCAAATGGTATGTCCTCTTGATATGCTAGATTACATCCATAGATAGATGATGTTCCTATGTATGGTTCGAGATCGAAATCTCTTCTTGATGCTCCATTGCCTAGAATCAAAGCTGTATCAAACATAGTCATATAATACCATAACTCTTATAAATAGTCAAGCATATTAATCGGAGAAAAAAATAATGCCACAGTATATCAGAAAAACGCAAACTCTAAAAGCACGTGCAGCAACCCATTCTAAAGTGGTCAGTGGCGACATAACATTAGAAGAAGGCTGGGAACAAATCAAAGGTATGTGTCCTTTATTCACTGGTCAACCTTATGGTGAAGCACATGATAAATTTACAGATTCATTTCTAAAAGTCATAGGTCAAGCACCAGCGTTTAAAAATGCCAAACAAGCAGACAAAGATGTGCTCAAACAAGTCAATGAGGATTATGTATCTTACCGTTATATCCAAAATACTTCATACGACGAAGACAAAAAAATATATTCTTGTGACATCGTTGAGTATTTTAAAGACCAAGCATCTGTCGATTTAGCAAATGCTGCATTAGATGCCACAGAAACATACGGTAAAAAACTTCCAGCCGAACAAGAGCCAACCTATAAAACAGTTGACTTCCATCGACCTTATCCTAGTTAAGTAGTATAACCCTGTTCTGAACAAAAGTAGTCGAGCCACTCGACTGCTGCTGTCTTATCTTTCTCGTCTAAAAATTCTCCAGATTCTTGCTCTGCCCAGTCTAATATTTCATAGACGTTAATTACTTTTGCGGTGTTTGTGTCAACAACCTTCGCTTCTGCTAGTTGGCAAACTCGCTCAAAACGATTGCTCATTGTACTATTCCTTATTGTTGTAGATTCCCCAAGAGATTAATGCACCGAGTTTCTCAAACTTGCTTAGAGATTTTTCCCAGTCATTATCCATTTTATAATATGTGGTGATTTGCTCATCAGTAGGTTTACCAGTTTGCTCGTCTACCACAAAGTGATCAATGAACCATTTGAACCGATTGTTTTCGTCAGGGAATGGTTTCATATGATACGCTCTCCATATGTAGTAATCTCAGACATCGAAAGAGATGCACCCAAACGAGGATCTGCATTCTTCTTGCCTTTGTTCATACGTTCATATGCACGTTTCAGCTTTGGTGTAAGAAGTTTCAATACATCATCACCAGATAGCTTCCACAATTCAACAACCTTACCACCTTCATATCTTGCATGGTAATGGTTTTTGTATTTAGCAATTTTCTTGTGTCTTAAATAATGCATCTGCTTACGCCATGTCGGTTGGACAGAGATCGCGTTATAGGTTGCATTGATACGAGGTGCAATAGTCGACTTATATTCACAGCCACCATCCTCATCAATACCGTCTGCACCAGACAATGTATCACTTACCTTATGACCTAACAATCCAGCCATATGGATCTCCTTCGATCTAGCATACGAGAAGGGATCTCCCCAACCGTTCTGATCACACAAGTCAAACATCTCTTCGTATAGCTTACGAAACTTAGCTTCAGCACTCATATTTTTTCCTCTCTTCATAATTAATACCTATATCTTACATCAACCGAGAAAAAAGTCAACACTTATACCAAGTTTTTTTCAAATATTTTTCGTGTGTAAATCTCTTGGAGTCGAAATGCTTCTTTCTCCCATGGATGTTTTTCGTAGGGTATTCTTTCCTCGTTGTATATACGTTTCTTCCAGCGTGTTCTGTCGGATGATAGATCCTCCATTTCACCCAATACAAACTGCTTTACATGAACAAACTCGTGACATAATGTACGAATGAAATCAAACAACATCAAATCATTATGTATCTCAATATCAAACACTCGTGGATCTTCTGTATCATAACAAAAGCCATCCACCATATGTTTGTCTAGATTCTTGATACGAATCTTCACATCACATTTACGAATCTTTGGCAGTAACTCTTGCATCATAAACGAGCCAACTGTCATGGCAATGTCACGTTGATGCTTCTTGCCACCTGTGGTTGTGATCAACATTATAACTCCTTCTGGAACATTTGTGCTACTTTACGATGCCATTTCTCGCCATTGTGTGTACGATCTCTCGCTTCGAAGTCTGGTGGAGGGGCATCATCAGCTACTGTTTTCAATACCAGCTTACGCTCTCCAACATGGCGTTTTACACTCTCTATGCATTCATCCAGTATTTCCTGATTCTTTTTTTCGTCTAATAGGTCAAGATGTGGGTGTTCATCGAGAAATTTTCTGACCAAATCAGAACCTTTCTCATACCAATATGGATCATGGGCAGTGTCACCATGCTTTTTATAAATTGTTCTTGCATACTGATCAAGACTCCAAGGTATCATCATTGTATAGGTTGCAGTTCTTGGATTCCAGATCTCTCTGCGTGCTGGTTCAGGCATGAGAATAATTACTTCCTCAACTTCACTGTTGGGGATCCAGTTTTTTACCAGTCGTGCGACTGTCTGTGGCGAGGCAGCTGTAACACCAAAGTTGGTTGCATCCAGTAAAAAAGGATAGCTGTTCTCGAATGCCACTTCATAGCCAAAGGTATGTGAACAACCAAATGCCACTCGCTTACCAATCACTCCCTCTGGTTTACGAAAGCCATAGGAATCATAGTGATAAGAAATAATTTGATTGTCATTGAGTTGTGCTAATGAACCAGCAGCGAAAGGCGATGCTATATATTGTGTTACGCTTTTTGGTCCAAATAATCCGAGTGCGTATTTCGCTATATCCTCTGGGACTACCATCCACCGTCGCCTTTACTCTTCTTCTTTTTCTCGAAGTGAAATTTACCAGAAAGTCCTAGTATGGTAAAGGCAAAACAGCCCATTAGGATAAGAAACATATAAAAGAAATCTATCATTTGCCTATGTCCTTAATATTGTTTTTTGTTATGACTTGGTATGCACCTTTGTTATATGCTGGAGCAATCGTAAAGTTTTTGCTCTCTTCTCTTTTCCACGAAGTATCTGCGCTGACAGACGCAGTACCAATGCCGTTACCGAGCGAAGGATACTTCTCGCGATGCTCCTGTGCTCGAGCCTGTCGGTCAAGATCTGCTTGCGAGATCCTCAAAGGTTTAAAGTCAGACTTTCGTGCACGAACCTTTTGCGAAGACATTGACTTCTTTGCCATCTTCCGCTTTCGTCCGTTCATATCATAGCGGAGAGATCCGCTGTAGTTTTTCATACTCATAATTTATATCTCCAAACTGGCGGTCTGTAGGAGAATCGAACTCCTGTTCCCTCTTAGACAGAGAGGTGTAATAGCCATTATACCAACAGACCTGATCAGTTTATGCTACGTTTACAGTGGGAGCAATGTAGTCAACGTAATAACCTCTGTCGTCAAACTGCTCACCTTTCGAAGTAAACTCAGTGAAACCATCTATATCAAACTTATCAAGCACAACAGTGTCACCTGAATTTTGATAACCCATAGGCACTAAGAAGAAATACTCCTCAGTCTCTGGATCAAATATCACATCACCAGAAGAAGTAGATCTCAAACCTTTAGAAAACTCTTGCTCAGAGATCTTCACTTGGTAATTTTCAACCCAACTCTCTTCAATGTTATTTGTAAGCTGATATGCTTGGGATAAAGAATCCGCAGAAACAACAGCAACCTCAGTAAATCCAGCACCAGCAGTACCAAATTTATTCGCGTGATATACGATATAGTCTTTCATATTTACCTCTCTATTTAAAAACATAAGTATATTCTACAACATTGGAGAGAAATGTCAACAACTATTTGCTTCTATTAA